GCCTTGTCGAAAGGCATCATCTTTTTGTATGCGTCTGGAATACTTGTTGGGTAGTTCTTTAGCAACCAATTCATGAGAATAAATGGCTGCTCAAACATGGTATAGCTTTCGTCGTTGGCTATCTTGTAAAATTCATAAAACTCAGGATATTTCTTTTGTACATCTGCAGGCACCTTCAAACTGCTCATACTGGGCGCTGCACCTTTGCCTGCTGCTTTACTAGATATTTTAATAGCATGTCCTGTAGCGTTGTTAACAACACTGAAACTATCAGCTAGTGGATTTGCGGTATCCTTGGGGAAATACATGATCATATCATTTAGATTAGCACCAACAAACTCATCAAATTGTTCTCTATTGCCTTGCTTGAATGTCGTTGTGCCTGTCAATAATCCCAATACCCCCAGGTATTCACTGGCATAAAGCTCGATGGCCTTAATCGCTGGATTGTGCAACCCTGGAGGAATAGTAGGAACTGATCCCATAGTAATATGTGAGGCCATGTCTTTGATGGCTTCGCCAATGGCACCAAGTTCAGCAATTTTTGGACTATTGACAATTTGTTCATACATCTCGCTAGCTGGGAAACCGCCTGCTTTGAGAATGTCCTGTATCTTGTTGCCCATGTCTTTGACATCAACGTCTTCGCTACCAGGTGCAAAAATATCACTACCTTTAAGAGCAATAGTTTCTTTTTCACTGCTTCCAAATTCTACAGTTTTTTGTATCTCTGTGTTTTTGACTGTGCCGCCATTGATGGTGTTAAATTTTTCTGGGGCGACAGGACCCGTTGCCAACCAAGCCTTGGCTCGTTTCAGCTCACGAGGGTCAATAACAACTTCTCCGCCTTTAACCAGTGTAAACGGACTGTTGTTGGCAATTTTGTACAGAAACAAGTCGTGCCTGGTAAAAGGCTTTTGTGTGTCTGGGTTTATAGCGGTGGCCAATTTGCCCTTGGGCATCTCCTTGGCGTTCAATGCTTTTTCGCTGAGCTGAATGCTTTCTAATAAGTCAATATAGTGGCGTAGATCGTTCATGTTGTATTTATTAGTTCTTAGCAAAGCGCCAGTCCTTGTCCAACCAAGTAAAGATTAGTTCTTCTTGGCGCACATGACCATACTTGTTTAGACTGTTCATTACACTGTCATTTACTAGATTCAGGTCGGCTAGATCAAACCAGCTGGTGTGTGCTGGATCCAAAGGCTCCATGCTCTTGTAAACTGCCATATGGATCCACCCATAGTTGGCGGCCATGTAGATGTAACAGTCTCTACAATCAAAACCGTTAACCGCCAGCATGTACATGAGTGTGCAGATGTTATGGTTATAGTAGCAACCGCTGAAACTGCGTGTCTGTAGCCTATCATAAGCATAGGTTTGAGCAATGGGCACATTCAACACCAGCATGCCATTCACGTTCATGGTCTCGCTCCAGGTACGCAGAGTTCCCAAGGGATTTACTGCATACTGGAAACTGTCATGACTCCATACTAGATCAACTTGTCTGGGAATGAGTCGTTGCTCGAAGTTGCCCTCTATGGGTATGACATTTTTGTTTTCTAATACTTCGGATTCAATTCGTGATGTGTCTCGGTCAACTGCGTACACTATGTAATTGTGTGGTTCCGGTGGATCGTCCCGTGTGTATAGCGTGGCCCACCAGTTGACGTCTAGGCCTGCGCCGCAGCCCATGTCAGCAACAACCTTGATGCTGTCCATGAAACTGTCGTATTGGTACAGCATGTCCAACACATCTCGACTATGCTCGTGGCTCTCAAGAGGATTTTTGAATGGTACCATCTGTCAATATATCCAATACTACTATTTCTTTAAATTTTTTAAGGCGAGGTTCAAGTTGATGGCATGCTTCGGCAATGTCATTTAATCCTCCCCACGCACGTTGTGTGGCCAAATGCGCGGCCCAGGTAGAACAACTTTCTTTAGCTATCTCAACATCTAGAGCATTATGATAAGGACGAGCACGACAACAAGCATCGTACTCGGCCAATAATTCATCTGCACGTTGATGCCAATCCATTATACTACAACATCCTCCATTCCAGCAGTTCTCAAACGAACCACATGACCCAGCATGAAGTTTTTACTCTCTACGCCTTTCATTACACCCAGCCACTTGTTGCGGACAAGTGCTACTTCGTTAATGATGGTTTCCATGTCAATGACTTCATCTTCGGCTTCGGCATACTTCTCTGCGTCACGACTTGTCAGTGCCCGTGCGTATGCTTCCAGATATTTTTTATAATGCTTCTGCCGTATCTTACGCAACTGAATATTTAAGTAGTTCAATACAGCTTCAATTTCTTGTAATTGATTAAACCTATATTCAGTCTGCCCCGGCAGGTTACTTAGAGCACGTTCAACGTTGCCCTGGATTTTGATTTCTCCACGGGCAACCGTGAGTTCGTTCTCAAAGTAATCAATGAACGCAGGTATCTGACTTAGGTCAGCAACTACACGATTATACCACATTATTCGTCTTCGTCGTCTTCGTCGGTGTCTTCTTCAACCACATACTCTTTGAGAGCTTTTTTAAGATTGCTGTCAGTGGCACCGAACTCTTGTAAGTCAATGTCATTCAACATATCCACCATCACGCTCATTAAGTTGTCTGCGGCCTCTTGCCTATCCTTTTGCGGGATATACTGTTTTAAAATGGTGTATGTTTCACCAAGAATTTCTACGTCTATGCTCATTCTTCAGTTGCCTCTTCAGGTTGTTCTGCAACGGCTGTGCCTGCAATCTTGTGCGGGTTGGCAGTGATATCTGCCATCACACGATCCAAACACCCATCATCATTGCGTTCCCATCCTTTGCGGAACTTCTTGATGATCTCGCCATCTGCTGTTGTATATACCAGGCTGTTGCCTTCCTTCTTTAAAAGTTCTTTACCTTCAACTAGATCAGTCAAGCCCGAGTACGGATTCATTCCGGTCTCGTACGGGATTTTGACCTGTACCGATTCAAACGGCTTGGCGTAGCGTGTTTTCATGATCTTACATGCAGCACGGATACCTTTGACTTCTGCAATCTTGTTGCCGTCTTCGTCTTCCTTTAATTTCAACTTACGCATAGCAACAACGATACTACTTGCATAGATAAAACCTTGTCCGCCCGAGATCTTGTCATCGGGGTCAAACATGTCTTGACTGGCGTATGTGTGGTTGGTACACACCAGGCCAATGTTTAAGTCTCCAAACATGTTCACACAGTTACGCACCAGTGCAGTTAACGCCTTGGGCTTGCGTCCAAGATCGCCTTTAAGGTCACCGGCGGCAAACTGATTAACGTCTGTGGGTGTCAACAACATGCCCAAACTGTCTACTACAAACAACACCTTGGGACGTTCTGTTTCTGGGATCAGTTTGTATTCTTTTACGAAGTCGTTGATCATTTTGGCAAGATCGTCAATCATGGCCATGTTCAGTTTCAACAACTTGTCTTCACTGGTGTCAACATCCAATGCCTGTAGCCACTTCTCGTCTAGTGCGTTTTCTGTGTCCACTAGAATAACATAAATGCCCTGCTTCTGTGCGTTCTTGATCAAGTTGCCGCTACAGATAAAGCTCTTACCAGCACCCGACTCGCCAGCAAACACTGTAACCTTGCCCATTGGGATACCACGATTAAAGTCCCCACTGATCAAATAGTTTAGTGCATAGTTGTTGGTGCTGATCCAAGTATCAGGATCTGTAAATCCCACACTAATACCGTCAATGCTTTTGGTGATGCTTTTACGAAATTTACTTACGTCGAATGGTTTTGCCATGATTGATTTCCTTCTATAGTATAATGTTAACAGGTTTTCTGGAATATGTCAACGGGCACATTCCGTTTAATTAGTTCTAAAAATTTTGATTCATTTTCAGCTTTCGGTGCACAAAATCCACATCGGCAAATTGATTTTACGCATTTGATAATCGGCATGTTGCCTTCGAGTTGCTGTTTTAAAGTTTGAATAATGGCACCAGAGTCTAACAAGTTACCCAATGGTTCTATGCTACCACTAGTACTGGTCATACAATCTTTGTTGGTGTATACTACGCCATCAAGTTGACGCACAAACAAAAAGAACCAATTCACGCTACAACTCCATCCCCTAAAATCTTGCTTTGGTACAAAGGTAACATTAGATTTAAGGTCACCATTAGTGCTCAGCTTGCGCCCACCACAACAAGATCTTCCAGTATGTATACTAGATACTTCGGTCATGGTCCCAATACTGTCTATAGATTTTTTAAAATCGATTTTTTGTGTAGCAGGAACTTTACTAGCCCAAAACGTCTTTAGGGTATCAAATTGCTCGGGACTATAGTTCCATTCAGGTTCACTATTGTCCAATGGCTTGAGAGTATAATTTATATCATTTAACTCGAACCACTTAGATATACTCAAACAATCATCCCAGTATTGTTGTTTGTTGTGCATGACCATTACTACACGAAATGATTTATTGATGTCTTTTAATCGTAAAGTATTGGTTTGAAATATTGCTTTTTGCTTGGGCAGGTTCTCGCTATGGTAACTTAGTGTAAAGTTATCAATCAAGGGCATGATTTCTTCCCATCGGTTCTCGCCAACAATGGCATTGGTGGTACAACAGATGGTTAAGTACCAACTATCTTTATATTTTTGATGTCGAACTCGACACGCTTGTAGAATTTCCACAATGTCCGGGTGGAATAAACTCTCCCCACCGTAAACATTTAATATTACTTTGCGTTGACTGGGTTTTTTATGTTGCATATACAAGTCAACATACTCGTACATAAAGTCAATGGTGCGTAGACAGCCTTCTAATGGAGGATGATGAGTTGTGTTATCGTGTCCACCGTAAAGCCCAGTTGAACAATAACTGCAATCTAAATTGCATAACTTAGTTAGTTCCCAATCTAGTAAAAAACTAGGTACATTGGCAGTGTCCAAAGCAAATGCTATTGAATTTATATTGGTCATTGTTTGTATTTAATAGGAGGCAGGGGACCGTAACCCCTGCCGACACAAGCATCTACTTATTAAGTAGATTTACGGTTTCGAATCATTGCCAAAATGTCTTCGGCACGTTGGCTACTAGGTTTTGCCTCAACCGGTGCAGTTGGAGCTGGTGCTTCATCTACATCAAATGGTGGGGTGTCATCCACTGGTGCGGCTGCTTTTGGTGCTGTGGCCACAGCAGGCTTGGCCTGTGCCACAGGAGTTGCGGCTGGCAATGCATCGGCATCAACACCTTCTCCACCTTTAAAGCCACTGGGCTTGTAGTAGTTGGCCCAACGATCTGAGTCGTACGGTTGTCCGTCAACTGACGCTTCAAACATTTCCTTGAGCACTTTCAACTCAACGTCTGTGGGCTTCTTGGGCAAGAAGTCAGCCAAGTCATACAAACCAAACTTCTCAATGGCTTCGGCTTCGTCTGCTGTCAGTGCAGTCTCTTTACGTGCCCAAGTGCTGGTGTTGTAGTCTGCGTAACCACCTTTGCTGGTTTTCTTGATACTGAAGTCCAAACCTGCGGCATAGTCTGTGGGCAAGTTTTCCATGTCGGGATCCATCAGGGCATTCTTGATCAAGTTAAAGATCTGTGGGCTGATGATGAACCTACGAATTGGATTCTCTGGAGTCTTGTCGTCGCCAATGGGATTGTCACGAACAAAGCCTTGGAACAAGTAACTGCGTTTCTTCCAGTACTTGCGACCCAGTTCTTCCAAGTTGGGGTCTTTGAACCAAGGACGTACCTCAGCCAAAATTGGACATGCGTCGCCCCACATTTCCATACAAGGTACTTGTACAGTTACGGGCTTGCTGTCGCTTTGTCCTTTGATTCCGGCGAATGGTAAACGAATCATTGCTCGTTCAACCCAAAAGAATGAGTTCTTGGTGTTTGCGTCGGGGAGGAATCTTACGCGAGCTGTTGTGTTTTCTGGAATGTTCCAGTGTGCGTAAATGGCGTTATCGCCTTGGGGTCTATTGCCGCTTCCGCGGTTCTCGTTCGCTTGTAGTTTTGCGCGAATCTCTGCTAGTGTCATGGCCATAATAGTTCTCCTTAATGTATGCCTTAATAATGTGCCTAAATGTATAATGCACTCCCGCATTGTACAATATTATTTATGCCTAGTCAAAGGAAAAGGCACAAAAATATGTGCCTTTTGGATAAGTTGCTTTTGATTATTTATTGTCTTTTGATGTTTGGTAAAACAACATAAAGAATGCCGCTATGGCACATAGTATTGGCATCACTACAAAGTAGATACCGGCTGCATTGCCTTGCATGGCAGCACTAATACATATATCAAGGAAACCGCTTACGGCTTCCCAAGTGATAAAGGCTGTAGAACCCAATGCACCTATTGCGGCACCCGGTTTCACATCTTCTGCCATGGCGTTAGCGCCGGCTTTAGTTGCTGCCATGCGTTTAATGCCATCAATAATATCTTGACCAGATTTGGCACTTGCAAAAATTTGTTTTAATTCTGGTGCAAATGCTTTTGCTTGTTGATACGCTTTGCCGATACCGGGTACTGATTTAAACTGAGCAATAACCGATTGTGCTTTGGTTTTGATATCCTGTAATACACCTTCATCAATTTGTGTTTGCTCTGCTTCGGTGATCAAGTCTGCGTATTTTCTAAAGAATTTTGGATCCATTTTATTTCCTTATTTGAGACCAGATAGTCTACGCATGACCAATATTGCATCTTCACTTTCGGCAACTGGACTTGCCTGTGCAGGAGCTCCTGCTGGCACACCAGTTTGTGCTTGCCCTGCGGCCTGTTGTGCCTGTGCAGCAGCATCAGCTTGATTTTGTTGTGCTTGTGCTTGTAGAGGTTGTGCGCTCTGCGTGTACAATTGATTGTACTTGTCTGCTAGTTCTGTGTAGTTGTTTTGGCGTAACCATTCAATCACCACACCACGACAGTCGGCATCATCTGCGGCATCGCCTTGACTGTCAGCAAACTCGTGTAGTCGATCAAACAGTTCGTCATCACCAATGATGTCGTATAATGCACCTGTGGCGTTTTGTGCATCTGTGCCCACTGGCAGCTTCTGTGCCATTAGTTTGTCCAAGGCCTGTGTTTCTTCAGGTGCATCGGGCAGGGCCCAGGAGCCTTCGGTCATTGTGTTGGCCCAAGATTCAAACTCTTCGGCCATGGGGTTGTTTTCCATTTGTTTTTGTCTCGCATAAGCT